TGACCAGGCGGCAACTGACGTTCCTCGCGTGGTGGTACGCGGTCGACGAGCAGGGCAACTGGCTGTTCCACCACGGGGTACGCCGGCTGGCGAAGGGCAGTGGGAAGTCACCGTTCGCGGCGGTGGTGTCGCTGATCGAGTTCTGCGGTCCGTGCCGCCTGGACAAGATCGTCGACCCCGACCACCCCGACGTGCTGGAGCGGGTGACCGCGAAGCCGGTGGCGATGCCGCTGGTGCAGATCGCGGCGACGGCGGAGTCGCAGACGCAGAACACGATGCGGATGGTCCGCGCGTTCGCCCACAAGGGCTCCAAGGTGGTCAGGGAGCACCACCTCGACCCCGGCAAGACGAGGTTCTACAAGCTGCCGGAGGGCACGCTGGAGGTCATCACGTCGTCGGCGACGGCTGCCGAGGGCGCAGAGGCGTCGCACATCACCGCAGACGAGACGGAGCACTGGCGTACTGCGAACGGCGGGCCCGAGCTCGCGGCGACGCTCGCGGACAACCTCGCGAAGTCGGGGTCGCGGATGCTGGAGACGTCGAACGCCTGGGTTCCGGGGATGGAGTCGGTCGCGGAGTCGACGTGGGATGCCTGGGTGGCGCAGGAGGAGGGCCGCACGCAGGGTGACACGCGGATCTTGTATGACGCGGTCATAGCTCCCCCGGACACGGTGATGGCCGACCGCGCGTCGCTGATGGCGGCGCTCGACTTCGTCTACGCGGACTGCTCCTGGGTGAACCGCTCGGCGGTGATGAACCGCATCTTCGACCTGCGGTCGAAGCCTGACGACTCGGTCCGCAAGTACATGAACCGCCCGTCTGCCGCGGATGATGCGTGGCTGGACTCGGTGGAGTGGGAACGCTGCCGCGGCGGAGCTCCGGTGGCCGACGGCGATGAGATCGTCGCCTTCTTCGACGGTTCCAAGTCCCAGGACGCGACGGCGCTGGTCGGCTGCCGCGTCAGCGACGGTCACGTGTTCGAGCTCGGCGTCTGGGAGAAGCCGCCGCGAGCCCAGGAGTGGGAGGTTCCGGTCGAGGAGGTCGACGCCGCGGTCGAGGCGATGTTCGGCCGATTCTCGGTCGTCGCGTTCTTCGCCGACGTCCGCGAGTGGGAGTCGTTCGTCCACACGGAGTGGGCGCAGCGCCACGGCGACGGGCTGGTGATGTGGGCGACGAAGCAGGGCCGCAACGCCGGCCCGATCGCCTGGGACATGCGGACCCACACGATGGACTTCACGCTCGCCGCGGAGGCGTGCCTGACCGACATCCAGGGCCGCCAGTTCACCCACGACGGTTCGCCGTCGATCCACCGCCACATGGTCAACGCGCGCCGGCGGCCGAACCGCTGGGGCGTCTCGATCGGCAAGGAGTCGCGTTCGTCGGGGCGCAAGATCGACGCGGCGGTGTGCGTGATCGGCGCGCGGATGGTTCGTAAGCAGCTCCTCGCGTCGCCCGAGTGGGCGTCACGGGGCAAGAAGCGGTCCGGCCGGGTGTGGTGAGGAGGTGACCGCGTGGCACTGAGCTCCGACGAGGTGGTGCGGGTGGCGAAGCGGCTGCGCGAGATCTTCGACGCCGAGCAGTACCGCCTCGACCGCATCGACGAGTACCTGCGCGGCAAGCACGACGGCCCATACCAGCCCCGCGAGGCGGGGTCGGAGTACCGCAAGCTCGTCGCCCGTTCGGTGACGCCGATGCTGCCGCTGGTGGTCACGGTGAAGGCGCAGGCGTTGTTCGTCGAGGGCTACCGGTCGCGCGGCTCGTCGGACACGGTGGCGTGGGAGATGTGGCAGGCGAACGGCTGGGACCGCCGCCAGTCCGCGGTCCACCGCGCGGCGCTGAACTACGGCTGCTGCTACGCGACGGTGCTGCCGGGTGACCCGCTGCCGGTGATGCGGGGCGTGTCTCCGCGGCAGATGGTGACCGGGTACTCCGACCCGGCCGAGGACGACTGGCCCGACTTCGCGTTGCGGGTCTACCCGTCGTCGGGGTCGAACCGGCGGATGAAGCTGTATGACGACACCTCGGTCTACGACGTGGTCGAGACCTCCACCGGCATGGACGTGGGCGGGGTGAGCGTCCACGACGCCGGGGTGTGCCCGGTGGTGCGTTACTGCTCCGACCTCGACCTCGAAGGCCGCTCGCGCGGGCTGGTGGAGCCGCTGATGGTGATGCAGGACCGCCTCGACCAAACCGTGTTCGACCTGCTGATGACGCAGACCTACGCGTCGTGGAAAGTGCGGACGGTCGCGGGCATGGCGATCGCGCCCGACCTCACCGCCGAGCAACAGGCCGAGCTCACAGACGAGCAGGTCCGCGCCCGTAAGGTGAAGCTGTCACAGGACCGCTTCCTCGCCGCCGAGGATCCGGACACGAAGTTCGGCACGCTCGACGAGACCCCGCTCGACGGGTTCATCTCGGCGGTGGAGCTCGCCGGCCGCCACATCGCCACCGTCTCGCAGACACCGCCGCATCACCTCCTCGGCCAGATGGTGAACCTCTCCGCGGAGGCGCTGGCCGCCGCCGAGGCGGGCCATGACCGCCAGGTCGAGGAGCTGAAGCATTCGTTCGGCGAGTCGCATGAACAGACGTTGCGGCTGGGGTCGTCGCTCGCGGGTGATGCGGAGGGCGCCGAGGACGTGTCGTCGCAGGTTGTGTGGCGCGACATGGAGTCGCGGTCGCTGGCGCAGTACGCCGACGCCTACGGCAAGATGGCCGCGCAGCTCGGGTTCCCGCCGGAGATCCTGTGGGAGAAGATCCCGGGGTTCACGCAGGAGGACATTGCGCGGGCCCGCGATCTCGGTCCGCAGACCGACGCGCTGGCGCAGATCGCCGCCGGCCTGAACCGCCAGCAGGTCGCGGCCGCGTGACGCAGGACGAGGAGGATCTGACCCTGGCCGCTCAGGCTGCGGTCGCCACGATGGTCGCCCGCGTCGAGCCTGATGCGGTGCTGGTCCGGTTCGTCGTCCTCGCCGAGATCATCGGCGCGGACAGCGACCGCGCGGTGTGGATGGCGACGGGTCCTGACCAGCGCGTCTGGGACACGCTCGGGCTACTGGAGTACGCGCGCGCCATCGACTACGCCGCGGTCGCCGCGGACATGGACGACGACTGACGTGGCGGTCACCGCCGCCGGCCGACGCCTGACGGAGGCTCACCGCCGCGAGCAGGTCGCGCTCCAGGCGCTCATGTCCGCGGTGATGATTCGGCTGGCGCCGATGATGACCTCGACCCCGGAGGCGTGGGCGGTGTCGGCGCTGGTGGTGTTGTCGGCGCTGCGGCTGCGGTCCGCGGAGGCCGCCGCGAGGTACGCGAGTGAGTTCCGGGTGGCCGAGGTCGGCTCCCCGAGGCTGGTGAGACCGGTCAGCGAGGTGACCGCGGCGGTGGCGACGTCCCTGCGGGTCACCGGCCCGGTGACGCTGCACCGGTCGTTGAGCCGGGGCGCGACGGTGCAGGAGGCGATCAGGGCGGCCGCGGCGTCGTCGGCCGGCGCTGCGGCCCGCCACGTCGCCAACGGTGGCCGCGACACGCTCCTCGCCGCGGTCAGCAACGACCCGCAGGCGACCGGCTACGCGCGCGTCACAGACGGCAACCCGTGCGCGTTCTGCGCCGCCCTCGCATCACGGGGGACGGTGTACCGCTCGGAGATGTCCGCGGACTTCCCCGCGCATGACCGCTGCGGCTGTGGGGTGGAGCCGTCCTACCGCGGCAGCAAGCCTCCCGGCCGCTCCGACGAGTTCCGAGACCTGTGGCGCGAAGCCACGCAGGGCCAGTCAGGAACCGACGCGCTGCGCGCGTTCCGGCGGGCATACGAGACCTCCCGACCGTGAGGGTTGGGCGCACAGAAAGACGGCCGCGATGGTCGACGAGACCGATCCGAAGGACCCGCCGGCGGACAAGCCGGAGGACGACACGCCCGACCCGTCCGCGACGGACGACGTCGACGCGCTCCGCAAGGCGCTGGCGAAGGCCAACGACGACGCGAAGAAGCACCGGCTCCGCAACAAGGAGCTCGAACCCCTGGCCGCGAGGGCCAAGGAGCTCGAAGAGGCCGGCAAGACCGAGCAGCAGAAGCTCTCCGAGAAGCTGGCAGACGCCGAGAAGGCCGGTGCCAGCACCGCCGGCGAGCTGCTGAAGCTGCGCGTCGCGCTGCGAAAGGGCCTCACAGAGAAGCAGGCCGCACGCCTCGTCGGTGCCACCGAGGAGGAGCTTGAGGCCGACGCCGACGAGCTCGTCGCCACGTTCGGCGGCAACAGCACCACCCCGCCCCCCGGCAGGCCGCGCGAGCGGATGCGCGGAGGGTCAGACCCGGGCGCGGAGCCCGACGAGACAGACCCGCGCAAGCTCGCAGCGCTCATCCCGCGCTACTAGATCCCCGCCAGGCCCGCCCACGGTGGCCGAAGCGGTCCGACCCAACCTGACTTAGGAGGTCACCGTGGCAAACGCATTCATCAAGGCGACGAAGGTCGCCGACACGATGCTGGGCGTGCTCGAGCGCGAGCTCGTGCTGCCCCGCCTGGTGTGGCGTGACGCCATCCTCGACTTCACCGGCGCGTTCGGTGACACGGTGTCGATCCGGCTGCCCGCATACACCACCGCCCGCACCCGCGTGATGCGGTCCGCGACCCAGCTGACGGTCGACGACCTGTCAGAGACCAAGGTCGACGTGACCCTCGACACCCACGTCTACAAGGCGATCGGGGTGACCGACGAGGAGCTAACGCTCGACATCGTCGACTTCGGCCGGCAGGTCATCTCCCCGTCGATGAACGCGGTCGGCCGCGGCATGGAGGACGCCCTCGTCGCCGAGATCGCCGCGGCGACCTACGCGACCGTGGTCACCGGGTTCGGCACCGACCCGGGCCTCGCGATCCTGAACGCCCGCAAGGCGCTGAACCTCGCGAACGTGCCGATGGATGGCCGCGTGCTTGCGGTCGGTGCAGACATGGAACTCAAGCTCCTCGACGAGGACAAGTTCGTCAAGGTCAACGAGGCCGGTTCCGACGACGCGCTGCGCCGCGCGGTGATCGGCAACATCTACGGCTTCGACGTGGTCAGCGTCCCCGCGCTGTCACCGACCGAGGCGTACGCGTTCCACAAGACCGCGTTCCCGCTCGTCGCCGCCGCGCCCGCGGTCCCCGAGGGCGCGGGGTGGGGTGCCCGCCGGTCGTTCAACGGCCTGACGCTGCGGACGCTGCGCGATTACGACTTCCTCAACGTCCGCGACCGTCTCCTCACCGACGTGTTCATCGGCACGTCGACCGTCCCCGACCAGGGCTACTACGACGCCCAGGGGCGTTGGCAGCCGTTCACCGGCACCGCTGGCGCGTCGATCACCATCACCACCTCGGCCGCCGCCGACGACATCGTCGACACCACCACGGCGCACAACTTCGTCGCCGGCGACCGGGTCGTGTTCACCGCCCTGACCGGCGGCACCGGCCTGACCACGAACCGCGAGTACTACGTCATCGCGACCTCCCTGGCCGCGCAGACGTTCCGGGTCTCCGACACCGTCGGCGGCGCAGGGATCAACTTCACGACCGACATCACCGCCGGCACGGTCCGCAAGGACGGCACCAGCCTGCTGGTCCGCGCCGTCAAGCTCACCTACGCCTGATCCCGACTGACGGCCGAGGAGGTCGCTGATGGCTTCGCTCGCTTCGATCAGCGACCTCCAGGCCCGCCACGACGTCACCGACGAGGTGCGGGCGCAGGCCGCGCTCGACGACGCCTCGAACCTGATCGCCGCCGAGACCCACAACTCCTGGGCGGTCGGGGTGGCGCCGCTCGGTGCCGTGAACTCCCACCTCGTCCCGCTTGACGTGGACGGCCTGCTGACCGCGGTGCCGTCGATCGTCGTGACCGTCTGCTGCGCGGTCGCGGCGCGTGCGCTGCGTAACCCGCTCGGCGTGCTGTCGGAGCAGATCGACGACTACACGGTGCGCCACGCCGACGCGGGCACCGGGGTCTACCTGACGAAGGCGGAGCGGCGGATGCTCGCCACCCTCCGCACCGCTTCGGGCCTGTCGTCGATCGGGGTGACCCGCGACATCCCCGGGTCGGCGACCACCTACCTCGACACGTACTACCCGTCGCTCGGCCGTGCGGGTGAGCCGATCCCGTTCGAGGCGCTGTGACAGTCGCCGCGCTCGTCGAGGCCGGCCGCGCCGCGGCCGAGGCGCTGATGGTCGACGCGTGCACGATCACCCGTGCGGGCGCGGCCGGGGCGTTCAACCCGATCACCGGCGGCTACGGCTCCTCGTCGACGTCGGTGTACGTCGGGAAGTGCCGCGTGCAGATCCGCTCGGCGTCCGTCTCCACCCCGGAGTTCGGCGGCCAGGCGGTCGTCGTGCAGCAGGTCGAACTCCAGGTGCCCATGAGCGTGCTCGGGGTGCGGCCGGGGGACACGGTGACGGTCACCGCGTCCCAGCGTGACCCTGACCTTGTGGGCCGCGTCTACACGGTGTCGGCCCCGTTCGCCAAGACGGACGCGACCGCTCGCCGCCTGCGCGTCGAGGAGGTGATCGAGCCGTGACTGACGACCTCGCCCGTCTCGCGGCCGACCTCGACCGCATCCCAGCCGCCCTGGTCGTCCGCCTTCGACCTGTGGCGGATGACACCGGGCGCAACGTCGCCCAGAAGGCGCAGCGCATCATCGGCGGGCAACTCGGCCGTGGTGGTCACACGTCTCTGCCGCGCTACGCCGCGTCGATCACCTACGACGTCGAGGTGGCCGGAGCCACGGTCGCCGTCGAGGTCGGCCCGGAGACGGGCGGGCAGGGGTCGTTCGGGCACCTGATCGAGTTCGGCACCGCCACCTCCCCGCCTATGCCGCACATGGGACCCGCCACCGACGCCGAGGTCGCAGCGTGGACCGCGCGCTGCGCCGACGCCTTCGCTGATGCCGCCCGTAGCGGCTGACGGCCGCGCCGTCACAGACGCCGTGGCGGTGCTCCTGACCGCCGCGGGCCTGACGGTAGGCCGGGGCCAGGCTCCGCCGGGAAACCCGCCCTACGTGCTCCTGTGGGGCGGCTGGGGCGCACCGGGCGAGGGCACCGCCGCCGCACCGTCCGCGGACGGCTCCTGGGTGCGGCAGATCACCAGCGTCGGCATCGGCCCGGAGCAGGCCGAGTGGGTCAA